CACGGAGTCAATTTTGAGGGGTAAAAAGTGAGCAATAAAATGATAAAATATGGGCAAAGGTAGGAAGCCAAAACCAACAGCAATGCTCAAGGCATCTGATACATTTCGCAAAGACAGACACGAGAACAGACTTGAGGCGAGTGGAACTCCACAGCAACCAGTCTTCAGTGACTCAAGAGATACGTTCGATTGGCTCGTCAAACATCTTGATGATCTCGGAGTTCTTGCAGAGATCGATGCGATCGCTTTGCAGATGATGTCAGATGCTTGGGAAGATTACTGCGCGAGTCGTGCAGTGATCAGAGCGTTGGGCCCGACATACACAACGACAAATGCTCAAGGCGATGAGATGCACAGACCGAGACCGGAACTTGCGCTGATGCAACAAAGCTGGGACAGATTGAAGAAGATGCTTCCAGAGTTTGGACTCACTGCATCATCAAGAGCAAAACTGAATGCACCAGAGAGAGTTGAATCTCTTGAAGATTTATTAAACGACTAAAATGAAAGACAACAACAAAGCAGAGATCAGAATCAAATTCATTGAGCGTGTGTGTACGCATGTGAAAGGAGATCTTGCAGGAAAAGCATTCATGCTTGAAGACTGGCAAAAAGAATTCATTCGCACATTATACGGAACTATCAACGAAGACGGAACGAGACAATACAGAACAGCGTATGTGCAGATTCCGAGAAAGAACGGAAAGTCAAATCTCTCTGCGGCGTTAGCACTTGCAGAATTGTTTGTCGGTGCAGAGAAAGGTGCTGAGATCTATTGTTGCGCTTCATCTCGTGATCAAGCGAAGATCGTCTTCGATGTATGCAAACAGATGATCAAGAATTCTGCTGTGCTTTCGCGATCGTGTCAAGTGTATCAGAACTCAATCGTGTTGAAGGACTCGAACTCTTTTCTGAAAGCAGTCGCGGCAGAGGCCGGTCTACTTCACGGCGCCAATGCATCAATGGTGGTATACGACGAACTACACACGGCGAAGAATCGTGAGTTGTGGGACGTCATGGCTACTTCTATGGGTGCGCGGAAACAGCCACTGATGATGACAATCACGACGGCTGGAATGTTTGATCCGAACTCGATCTGCTATGAGTTGTATTCGTACGGCAAAAAAGTACGCGACGGCTCTGTTGATGACGAGACGTTTCTTCCTCTTATATATGAAGCAGAACCAGATGATGACATTCACTCTGAAGAAGTATGGAGAAAAGCGAATCCTAATTATGAAGTGAGCATCACGAAGCAGTATTTCGTGAAGATGGCGAAAGAAGCGAAGACACTTCCATCTTCAGAGATTGCGTTTCGTCAGTTGCATTTGAATCAATGGGTCTCTTCACTCTCTGGCTGGATCACTGACGCTGAATGGATGGCTTCATCTGGTGAAGACATCGACATCGAACAATTGAAAGGTCGTCAATGCTACGGCGGACTCGATCTCGCTCAAGTTGAAGATGTGTGTGCGTTGGTGTTGATCTTTCCTTTTGAAGATGGATCGATGAAAGTCTTGCCGTACTTCTTTGTTTCAGAGAGTGCAGTTGAGAGAAGAAGAAACACAACGGGCGGTTCTTATGACAAATTCGTCTCTCGAGGCGAACTCATTGTCACTGACGGCAACTCAACTGACTACGATGTCATCAAGAACAAGATCATTGAATGTGCAACTGCATTCGACATCACATCAATCGCATACGATAGATGGAACTCAAACGCGCTGATCAATCAATTGTCTGATGCTGGAATCATGACTGATCCGTTTGGTCAAGGTTTCATCTCAATGACAGCACCGATCAAGAATGCTGAAGTGTTGATCAAGAAGCAGAAACTTCATCACGGTGGCAATGCGATGCTTCGCTGGATGGTATCAAACGTCGTCGTCAAGAAAGATGATGCAGAGAACGTGAAGTTCTCAAAGTCAAAGGCTGGTGATAAAATCGATGGCGTTGTTGCTTTGATCATGGCGCTCGGTGAGAAAATGACGATCGAGAAGTCTGATCAGAGCGGCGTTTCTGTATATGAAGAAAGCGAGATTCGGTTCTTGTAGATATTCACAATGCTTGTGAATTGTTTTTTTCTCCCACTATATATATAGAGGGAAAAAAACATTTTTCTCTGTTTGTCTCTTTGTTTGGTTTTCTGTTTGTGTGTGTAAACACACACGCACAGAGAAAGCAAACTGCATATCTGAGACAACTACTCTTTGATTTTGAGTATTTAATACTAAAACGAAAGAGTGTTTGTACTCAAAATTCAAATAAATGTGATATTTTCTTTGTGAATACTTGTGAATTCAAAAAATAGCTGTACATTTACACCAGTAATAACAACAAAACAAACAACAAAATGACAACAACAGCAACAATCAACCCAGTGATCACAGACATCGACGCAATGATTCAGAAGATCAACGACAAGAAAACAATCGAAACTCTTTTCGGAAATGTATTCAACGCAGATTACGACTTCACACTTCAGTCTTCTTCAGTTGAAGAGTTCGTTGAATTCAATAGTGGTGTATATCACATGAGTTCAGTGAACAGAATCGCAAACAGAATCGCAGAAGACACAATGATCTTCAAGATCGAAGAGGAGCAACAATACGCATATGACACATTTACTTCAAAGCGTTTCTTTCAACTTCGCAAATTCGGTCAGAACTGGTTCTTCGACACTCTTTCAGTTTCATCTGGAATTCACGCTGGCGGATTTATCCCAGTATCAATCATGAAGATTGATGGTGAGTTCAAAGTGAAATTCTTGAAGCATGTATTCGGCGAAGGAAAGCGTGTCACAAAATCAGTTGAAGTTCGTGACTTCATCAGCACTGAAGGAAGATTCGACATCTGGACAGACATGTAAGAAACAACAGAGAGAGCGACGAGAGTCGCTCTCTTATAAAACAATAAGACAATGACACGAGCAGAGCAACAAAGACACAGAAAACTTCAAAACAATTTAACTCACGGCCGCGGTATCTTCTTAGAAGTATGGCCAGAGTTCATAGAACTCAGAAAGAAACATCTCATCAAGCAAGGCGAGAACCCAGATGACTACGATCTCGATTCAAGATTTTGCACTAAAAAAATCACAGCGAAATGACAATATCAGAAAGAGTCAATCATCTTCAAGAAGCGCAAACATATCTAAACGAAGCGATCGAGTTGATCAGCACAGCACTTCAAGACACAGAACACGAGCGTCACGCTGACGCATACATCATCGCTCATCTAAGCAACTGGGTAGACGCTCAAGGCTACGACACTGGTATCGAACAATACATTCAAGAATTACTCGTTGGCGAACGTTAAACGTGTTGTTTTGTTGTAGACACGATTCAGAAATCTGAGTCGTGTCTTTTTTATTCATTCGTAGATAGTTAGCTTTGTTTTGAAATTTCATTCAAAGACATCAACGCGTGGCAGAAAATCAAAACTTGTTCTCTCGAGTTCTTGGAGCGATCAGATCAAATCCGAACAGACCTTCGACATCGCTCTCAAATCCTGCTGAGTGGCTCTTCGCTGGTAACGAAAGCAAAACTGGAATTCAGATCACAGAAACGACAGCAATGCAACTCTCTGCTGTCTTCGGCGCTGTTCGCGTCATCTCAGAGACGATTGCATCACTTCCTTGGGATGTAAAAACAACACAGAACGAGATCGTCAGAGACGCTAAAGATCATCCGATCAACAAGTTGATTCACCATCCAAATCAGATGATGACAGACTTCACGCTTCGCGAAGTGTGTCAAGCACATCTCTGTCTTCACGGAAACGCTTTCATCGTCATCAAACGCAATGAATCCGGACAAGCTGTGCGATTGATCCCAGTACATCCAGATCGTGTTGAGGTGAAAGTCTATCAAGATGAAAAGTTCTATACAATAGACAAGAAAGAGACTTTTGACGATAGTGAAGTGATTCACATCGTTGGGCTTGGTTTCGACGGCATCGTCGGAAAGTCTGTCATCGAATCAGCGCGTGAATCAATCGGTCTCGGACTCGCCGCAGATCGCTTCGGTGGTTCGTTCTTCGGCAACGGCGCAAACATCTCTGCTGTTCTCACACACCCGGGAAGATTAAGTGACGAAGCGTACAAGCGCATGATCAGATCATGGCATCAGCGCAACTCCGGTCTCGACAACGCACACAAGACTGCGATCCTTGAAGAAGGCATGAAAGTTGAGAAGATGTCGATCACTCCGCAAGAGTCACAATTCATTTCAACACGCAAGTTCGGCGTTGAAGATATCGCACGTTTCTTCAGAATACCTCTCGCATATTTAGGTAGTCTCGAGAACTCAAGCACTCGCGCAAACATCGAAGAACAAGGCATCCAGTTTCAGAGAAACACGATACTTCCTTGGGTTAAACGCTGGGAATCTGAATTCAACAGAAAACTATTCACGGATTCATCTTATTATGTGCGCTTCAACATGGAAGGACTTCTCAGAGGTGACATCAGATCTCGATACGAAGCATACACAAAAGGTCGTCAATGGGGCTGGATCAGCGCCAATGATGTTCGCAAGATGGAGAATCTCGCGCCAATCGAAGGCGGTGATGCTTACTTGCAACCGTTGAACATGACAGAAGTAGGATCAGCACAAACAACTGAAGAGAACGACGATGCCGTACAATAATTATCCAGAAGCGGCGTCAAACAATGCACAACGCGCTCTCGATCATCGCGAGAAACACGGCTCTGACTGCGGTACTTCTGTAGGCTGGCAACGTGCAAATCAACTCGCAAAAAGAGAAACGATTTCAAAAGACACTCTTGTCAGAACGTTCTCTTTTTTGAGCAGAGCGAAAGTCTATGATCAAGGCAAATACTTTGATGAAGATCAAAAAGAGATTTGCGGATCAATCATGTACGATGCTTGGGGAGGCGATGCAATGCTTCGCTGGGCAAAAAGCACAATTGAAAAAATGGAGGACAAATCAGAAAGACATATCAAGAATGTTGTCGAGACTGATGACGAGATCGTCATCACGTTCGGCAAAGGAGATCAACAAGAAGACGTCTCAGAAGACGCCTCTGCTCTTGAAAATCGCGCAGAAGCAGATTCACTCTCTGTCGGTGACTTCGTTCGCTGGTCGTCATCTGGCGGCTCTGCTTACGGTCGCATCATACAAGTCGAGCGTGACGGAGAAATTGAAGCAGATTCTGGATTCAAAGTCAAAGGATCAGAAGACGACCCTGCGGCGCTGATCAGAATCTATCGTTTCGATTCTGAAACTGACGCGTACATTGAAAGAAAACCAGCGTTGAACGTAGCGCACAGATTCAGCACACTCGAGAAGTTTGATGCTGAAGTGAGAAAGTCGTCAGTCGTTCGTGAAGAGCGTGAATTCAGAATGGAGACTGCTGAATACGAAGGCAACACGATCAGAGGCTACGCGGCCGTCTACGGCTCTGACAGCGAATGGATGGGTGGTTTCTACGAACAAATAGAAGCAGGAGCATTTGACGATGTTCTCGACAATGACGTTCGTGCATATTTCAATCACGACGAAAACTTGATCTTGGGTCGTGTCTCTTCTGGCACGTTAAGAATTAGCACAGATAAAAAAGGTTTATTCTATGAAGTAGACCTACCGAATACAACATACGCAAATGATCTGATGGAACTCATGAAAAGAGGCGACATCAATCAAAGTTCATTTGCATTTTTGATCGATCGTGATCGTTGGGAAGAACGCAACGGCACAACATATCGAATCATTGAGAAAGTATCACGTTTGTTGGATGTTTCACCAGTTGCCCAACCGGCTTATCCGGAAGCAACAAGTGAACTCAAGCAACGAGATTTGGCGTCAGAATCTGAAACTGAAGTGAAAACAGACACGTCTTCTGAAGATGCTTCTGTTGAAGTGAAAGCTGAAGAGAATGATACCGACATTTATGTTTATAAATTGAAAACCCTAAATTTTTAGAAAAAGATGAAAAACATCGAACTACGCGGACAACGCGCTGAGTTGATCAAAAACGCAACAGAAATTGTTGAGGTCGCTCAAAAAGAAGGACGTTCTTTGAACGCTGAAGAAAAGTCGAAATTCGACGCAATGGAGGCTGATGCAAGAAGCATCAAAGAACAAATCGACATCATCGAGCGCACTGCTGAGATGAAGAAAGAATTGGCTGCAAATGCTGAAGCGCGTGAAGCGGCTCCGAAAGCAACTCGCAAAGGTGCATTCGAAAAATACCTACGCAACGGTATGGGTTCTTTGAACAGCAACGAGCGTTCATTGATGGCTGAATTGCGCGGTACTTCTACGCAAATTGCCGGCACAGACAGCCTTGGTGGTTTCTTAGTACCTCAAGACTTCTCAAACGAGTTGGACATGGCGACATTGTTCACTGGTGAAGTTGAGCGTCTTGCAAAGAAATTGAACACTGCTGGTGGCGCATTGTTAGATTATCCTACAATCAACGACACTGCAACGGATGCTGGTTTAACTTCTGAAGCGGCGGCAGTAACCGTTCAAGACATGACATTCGCAAACGCTCAATTGAGTGCTTACAACTACGCATCTCAAGTTCGCGTTTCTATGCAGTTATTGCAAGACAACGCATTCGACTTGAACGCGTTCTTAGCTGAAGCAATGGGCGAAAGAATCGCTCGTGCAACAAACGGTGCATTCACAACTGGTACTGGATCAAGCCAGCCACAAGGAATCATCACTGGTGCAACATTAGGAAAAACTGCGGCCTCTGCAACTGCAATCGCGGCTGACGACATCCTTGACTTGATTCACAGCATCGATCCGAGTTACCGCAACAAGCCAACATTCGGTCTTATGGCTCACGACAACGTGATCGCGGCCATTCGCGCTTTAGGTCTTGGCTCTGCAAATGACTTCCCAATCTTTATTCCTTCAATGGAAGCGGGACAGCCAGACAAGTTGTTCGGATATAACATCTACTACAACAACGATATGGAGTCAGCAATTACGACTGGCAAGAAAACATTGTTGGCGGCTGACTTCAGCAAGTTTGTTGTTCGCTCTGCTGGTGGTGTTCAAATGGTACGCTTGAATGAGCGTTACATGGACGAACTCGAGGTAGGCTTCGTAAGCTACGCGCGTAAGGACTCAAAAGTTCTTGACACTCGTGCAGTGAAATACTTAGCTCAAGCATAAGAGTATGAAAGTCAGATTTTTGAAATCTGTCTCTGGAAATGGATTCCACTATCGCAAAGATGCGGTAGTGGAGATCCATTCAGAAGAGATGGCGCTCGACTTCTTGAATGCAAAGTTTTGTGAAGTGATCGCTGAACCAGCGAAGACACGCGCGAAGAAAGCAGTCAAGAAAACAACGAAAAAGGAAACACGATAGAACATGGCATTTGATATTGTAACTGCGGCGGCTTCTGAGCCAATCACTCTTGCTGAAGCGAAGAACTTCTTGCGTGTTGATCATTCAGATGACGACGACTTGATCAATGCTTTGATCACTGCGTCTCGTCAGATGTGTGAAGAATATACTCGAAGAATACTTGTGACAACGACGATTGATGAATACTTTGACAAGTTCCCTACAAATTCATGGAACAACTTGTCGAATCTCATCTATCTCTCGAGAGGCCCAGTCACTTCAATATCTTCTGTCAAATATGTCGATGAGATTGGATCTGAAGTCACACTCGCTTCTGATCAGTATGTAAACGACTTGATTTCAGAACCTGCAAGAGTGCAATCAACTGCTGGTTGGTTTGCCGCCGCAGGAGTTGTGAATCAAGTCATCGTCAGATACGTTGTCGGAACTGATGTCTCAGCAATTCCAAAACCGTTGATTCAAGGAATGATGCTCGTCATCTCTGATCTTTACGATCAACGCGCTGATAGTGTGAAGAGATTGCCGACAGCATCAGAGTATTTGTGGAACCCGTACAGAATCTTCACTTTCTGATGATCAAACAATCTGGACAACTTGACAGACGCATCACGATTCAGACATTCACGTCTTCAACTGATGCATTCGGTCAACTCAACAAATCATTCACAACACTTGCTTCTGTTTGGGCGAAAGTTGTTGAAAAGTCTGGATCTGAAAATGAGCAGTCTGATCAACTCGTTGCGGTGAAAAAAGTACATTTTTTCATTCGCTATCGATCAGACATCAATGAAGAGATGCGTATTGTTTACAATAGCAAAACGTATAAGATTGAAGCGATCATCAGCGATGAATCGAGAGATTCTTTTCAGCGTATTGAAACAAGACTCACAGACTGATCATGGGGACAACTGCTGAAAGAATGATGTCTCGAAGTTCTGTTAAAAGCAAGAACTTCATTGGCTTTGAAGAAGACGTTCTCATGCGTGAGTTTCAACGTGCATTTAAAGAACTCGACACGCTCTCAAATAGTGTTGAGACTAAAGACATCAGAAAAGTTCAGAGAGCGTCTCTGAAGCCTATGGTGGCGCGTTTCAAAGCGAACATCACTGATGAATCAAGTTTCAAAGTGTACAGATACGGCGGTGTGTATGCAGAGATACCGAAAGGTACTTTGAAGAAATCAATCGGCATCATCAACACTCGAGTCAGAAAACACCAGACCTTCTCTTCGCTCTCAGTAGGTGCAAGAGTCAAAGGCAGATATTCTGATCCAGAAAAAGGTGGTTGGTTTGCTCACTTCGTTGAATACGGATTCATCAACAAGTACGGCCAGTATGTAAAAGGAGCGAACTTAGGTTTCGCTGAGAAAGCAAAAAAAGGAGGACTCTCTCTCGTCAGAACAACATTCAAGTCTCTGATGAAAGCGTTTCTTGACAAACAAGTAAAAGCGTCACTTAAATGATTGGTAAAGTCATCAAATACAAGTTTGACAATGATTCTGATCTGAACACTTTGTTCTCTGGTCGTGTCTATCCACTCGTTGGCGCACAAACAGCACAACATCCTTTCGCGATCTATGAGATCGTAGTCAATGACGCACAGCGTTCAAAAGACAGCGACTCACATCTCGATGAAATGAATGTCAGAGTCACAATTGTTTCAACATCTTATGCTGACACACAGAACGCTGTTTCGTATATTAGAAACGCATTTGTTCGCATGAATGAAACGATTGAAAGCATTAAAGTACAATCGTGCTCATTCGACGGTGAGCGCGATTTGTTCAGTGATGATGAAAGAACTTTCTCTTCTCAAGTAGATTTGATCTTTCGCGTTTCACTTGATTAACTATTGAATAATAAAATAAAAACAAAAGAAAATGGCTGCAACAAGCATCATGAACTCAACTGACGTTGTGATTCAAATCAGCGAAGATGATGGAACAACATACGACATCATCGGCCGTGCAACATCGGCATCACTTAGTGTCTCAATGGAAACACGCGACACAACTACAAAAGACTCTTCTGGATGGCAAGAAAATCTTGAAGGCTTGAAATCTTGGTCATTGAGCGGTGACGGACTTGTCACATACTCAATCTCTGGAGATTACGACACACCAGACGATCTGTTCACATTGTTGTCAAACCGTACACTTGTGAAAGTGAAGTTCGGTTCTGCAACATCTGGTGAAATCGACTACACTGGCGACGCTTATCTCGTGAGCTATGAGCAGGAAGCTGGAGTAGAAGAAAATGTCACCTATTCATTCGGATTCACCGGAACTGGTGTACTGACTCAAGCGTCTGTCGCTTAATACTAAACAACAGAGAGAGCATCGAGAGATGCTCTCTTTTTAACAACATCAACAAATATGGTTCAGATAATAGAAACAAACGAAAGAAAACACGCAGTCAGATTTGGATTCAACGCATTGCGTGAATTCAGTCGCATGACTGGAACAACACTCGCTCAACTTGAAGATCTCGGTGTTGACATCACTCTTGATCAAGCGATCACTTTGATGTATTGCGGATTCAAAGACGGAGCGAGAAAAGAAAAAGTGAATTTCAGATACGACGTGTCTGACATCGCTGATTGGATTGATGATGATGAAGCGTTGATCGAGAAAGTCTTCGCAGTATTTGAAGATCAGTTCAGTGCAAAGAGCGAAAAAAAGAAGTAGGCCGACGCGAAGCAAATGCAAAGCAGTCGACTTGGGATGATCTCGAGTCATTCGCGTTCGGTCAAATTGGTCTCACGCCAGTTGAATTTTATGACTTGACACCGAGAGAGTGGACAAATTTAGTCAGCGGATTCAACGAACGAGAGAACAGAAAACAACAAGGTGAATGGGAAAGAACGCGTTGGCAAACAACGCTTCTGTTGAATGTTCACACAAAGAAAACGATCAAGGCAAGAGATTTGATTGTCTTTCCTTGGGAGAGTAAAAACAAAAAGCACAATATCTGGACGAAAGGAGAGATCATTGATGTCATAAACAAAAGAAACGAACGCGCAAAACTAAAGCATGGCCAATCTCTCAAGTCTTAATTTTCGCCTAACGGCAAACATCGCACCGTTCAGAAAAGGTCTGAACAAGGCTGAAAGATCAATGGATCGTCTTGGTCGCAAGATGCAACAAACCGGCAAGAACATGTCGATGAAGTTGACTGCGCCAATCGCGGCATTGGGTGCGATGTCGTTCAATGTCTTTCGCGACTTTGAACTTGAGATGGCTAAAGTCAAAGCAGTATCTGGAGCGACGGCAGATGAATTCAAGTTGCTCTCTGATAATGCAAAAGAATTAGGTCGTTCAACCGTCTTCTCAGCGCGTGAAGTTGCTGGTCTTCAATTAGAGTTTGCGAAACTCGGTTTCACTGCAAAGCAAATTGAAGGTGTCACTGAAGCAACGTTGAATCTCGCTCAAGCATCTGGTTCTGATCTCGCAAGATCAGCAGAAGTTGCCGGTGCGACACTTCGCGGATTCGGTCTCGACGTGAATCAAACAACGCGCGTCACAGATGTCATGGCGAAATCATTCGCATCGTCAGCATTAGATATCGAGTCTTTTGCTGAAGGCATGAAGAATGTTGCGCCAACAGCGAAGAGTGCAGGAATATCTTTAGAGCAAACAACAGCGATGATGGCGATACTCGCCAACGCGGGTGTGAAAGGTTCTAAAGCTGGCACACAATTGCGTCGCATCATCTCAGAGATTGAAACTTCTGGAAAATCTACATCAACTGCACTGAAAGATCTCTCTGAAAAAGGACTTGATCTCGGCGGTGCAATGGACGAAGTAGGTCGACAAGCACAAACAGCTTTGATCACTTTAGTTGATAACATTGACGGAATCAGCAAACTTGATGAAGAGTTTGCGAACGCTTCTGGATCAGCTAAAGAAATGGCTGACATCATGGACATGACATCAGCCGGTGCGTCAAAAGCACTCGGCTCTGCTGTTGAAGGTCTCGCAATTGAATTCGGTGGTCTGATCTCTGTTGCATTGACACCAGTGATCAAGAAGCTGACGCAGTTTGCAACATTCGTAAACAATCTTCCAGACGGATTGAAGAGATTCATCGCGATCGTTGCAGGCCTTGCGGCCGCAATAGGCCCTTTGGTTTTTGTCGCTGGTTCTTTAGTTCGTGTGATGACTGCACTTCGCGCCGCTACGATTTTGCAAACGATTGCAACTGGTGCTCTTGGCGTTGCAGTGCAACTCGCAACATCACCAATCACACTGATCATGATTGCGATCTTCGCATTGGCGGCGGCGTTCATCTATGTTCGAGAAAATAGTGAAGCGTTCTCAACTGGTTTGAGAAATGCATTTCGCGACGTGGCGAACTTTGTTTTGCCTTTAGTAAACACGATGATCAAAGCGTTCAACAAGATCGCTCAAGTCTTAGGAAAGGACTCTGTACTGATTGAGCCTTTCGAGAAGTTTCAGAGAGAAGAACAACCGATCTTGAAGTCATTCAAAGAAGTCTTCGGCGGTGTAGCAAGAAGTCTCGGCTTAGTCAAAGAAGAAGCAGAAGAGACAACTGAAGAACTTGGTAAACTTCCACCAGTAGTTGATGAGATCAACAAGTCAACTGCTGGAGCAACATTCGGACTCAAAAGAACAGCACAAGCGTTCATGGATTTGCCGAGAAAAGCGAAACCAGCTTTGATGGAGTTGAAGCCTTTAATGGTTGCAATGAAAAAAGAAATGGTTGATTTTGGAGCTTTAGCAATCAGTGCTGGAAAAGCTGTTCAAAATCAATTCGCAAGATCACTCGAAAACGCATTCGGAGTTCTCGAAGAAGGCGAAACACGATTCGGTAAATTCAAAGAATCAATGATCTCTGGACTGAGAAGTCTCATCACGCAATTCATCGCGGCTGCGATCGCGGCGTTTGCTCTTGCGGTTGCTGTTCGCCTTGCTTTTGGTGGTGTTGCTGGACTTGGCGGAATCGGTGATATCTTCGGAACAATGCAGTCAGTCGCTGGATTTATGCCGAATATTCCGATGTTAGCTGAAGGTGGTGTCGTTACATCGCCGACTCTTGCAATGATCGGTGAAGGCGGACAATCAGAAGCAGTCATTCCACTTGATAGATTAAATGAATTCGGAGGTGGCTCTCAGCGCGTTGAAGTCGTTGGTCGCATCTCTGGATCAGACATACTACTTTCTCAAGAGAGAGCATCACGCAACAGAACAAGACAAAGAGGTTTCTAAAATATGGCGAACGTCAAACTATTTTCAGAGTTTAGATCAATTCACGGGCAATTCTACTTGATTGAGATCTATGACGATGAATACACTGGGAATGATCCAGATCAATTCAATGTCACGGGTGATGGATTTCAACTGAACTATTCTGGGCAAACAGACAACGTCTACTCACCAGTCATCGGCTCATCTGTTTCTTTCGGAATGTACGTTCAAGATTCAGCGACAACTTCTTTTCTCAACAATCTGAAGCAGTATCAACAAGATCGATACTACATCAAGATCTACAAAGGTGAGTTCGATGGACAGAACGCTGATCAGTGGTACAACACAACGAAAGTTTCAAGCGACGGACTCGTCATGTCGTTCACGACTTTTGAAGAAGAAGAAGTGTATCTTGACTTCTACTGGGGTGGGTACATTGTGCAAGACATCATCGAAGTTGAAGACGCGTCGCAACCTTACGTTCTAAACATTCAAGCGACCGACGGAATTTCAAAGTTGGCGGACACGTTATGTGGCACGTCATTTTTCCGTCAGTTCACAAACCAGTTCATCAACGCATTGGACCAAGTTGGCGTGTTAGGAATGTACGGAAGCGAACACCCGGTGTTGGCCGTTGTGTGCGATTGGTGGGCGCAAGAAATGACCTACAATGCAAACAACAATCCTCTCGATGAAACATGGGCGGATTTCCACGCCTTTGACACGATTGATGAGAATGGTGTAATCACGGGCAAAACGTGGATTGAAGTGTTGGAACAAATGTGTTACATTTTCGGTTTGCGTTTCTATTATTCAAACGGTCAATATAGATTGGAACAATTGTTCACGCGTGAAGCGTCATCAATGTATGAACACCGATATAAAAAGGACAAAACAAAAATTGATTCCGAATCGGTATCGTACAACAAGACCATCAATCAAACGTCAAACAAGGCGCGATTGGCTGGGAATCTTTTCAACTTTTTGCCCGCGGTGA